TATTAAATAAAGTATAATTAAATGATAAATACAGAATTAAATACAGAATTAAATAATAAATACAGGATTAAATATGAAATTAGATTCACCGCCCGCCTATGCGCATCAAACTGACACCACAAACTTTATTCTAAACAACCCTCGATGTCTTATTACATCGGACCCTGGCACAGGTAAAACACGTTCTGTGTTAGACGCTTTAGTGCAAACTAAAAGTGTGACCTTAGTCATAGCACCGCTATCTATTTTAGAAGCTGCTTGGGTAGATGATATTAAAAAGTTTCAACCCAACCTTACTTACGGAGTAGCTTATGCTAAGAACCGCCAGAAAATATTCGCTGACCAAAAACTTGACATGGTCATTACTAATTTCGAAGCTGTTAACTACCTATCAAAAGATCCATCGTTACTTGACCGATTCAATACGTTGGTGGTTGACGAATTCACAGCCTTTAAGAACAAAGATTCTAAACGATCCAAAAACCTTAGAAAGATTGTGTCACAGTTTGATACCAGGGTGTTTATGTCTGGTACTCCTAATACTAATAGCATTATAGATGTTTGGCATCCAACACTTTGTGTAGATGACGGGCAACGTTTAGGCACTCGCTATTACAGTTTTCGTAACCAAGTATGCACTCCTAAATTCAATGGCTTTGCTAATGAATGGATAGACAAACCAGGTATTGAAGAAACAGTAGCACACCAACTAAACGATATTAATGTTCGTTATGCTTTAGAAGATTGCATTGATTTACCAGATAACGTAACTCGTGTAATGCATACAGATCTAACACCTGCTGTGCAAAAGATGTACAAAACGCTCTCTGAAGAGTCTGTCTTGTACACAAAACAAGGAACTATTAACGCAGTTAACGCTGGCGCTCGTGTTAAAAAGTTACTGCAATTAGTTTCTGGAGCTGTATATGACGAGCAAGGTGATGCTAAATACATCCACCAGCAACGCTACGACATGATTATGGATCTATTAGAAGTACGCAAACACAGTCTTGTTGCATTCAATTGGCGACATGAACGTAATGCTTTGACTGCATTAGCTGACAAACGTGGCTATACGTACGAAATTATTGATGGTGAAACTAACCCACAAAAACGTGTTGATATCGTACAAAGATTTCAGGCCGGGCAGATAAAAGTATTGTTTGCTCATCCTCAATCTGCGAGTCATGGTCTTACACTAACTAAAGCTACAACCTGCATTTGGTGTAGTCCCACTTACAATGCAGAACATTTTCAGCAGTTTAACCGACGTATACATAGGTCAGGTCAAACTAGTAAAACTGAAACTATTCTTATTGCAGCACGTAATACCTGGGAAGAAACAGTGTATGAAAAGCTTAATGGGAAATTAGGCAAGATGGAGAATCTTCTCCACATTTTAAATAAATTAAACAATTAGGAGAATTGTTATGGAAGAAAAAAAGAATTTGAACCAACTTATGGATGAGCTGTCCTCTGTACGTAAAGACATTAAATCTTTACAAGAACAGGAGAAGGTCCTTAAGTTACGTCAAAACGATCTCGATAGTGAAATCATTTACAAAATGGAAGAGCAAGGCCTCGACCAGATTGCAAGTGATGTATGTACAATTTCTAAGAAAATAGATGTTGTACCTACTGTAGAAGACTGGGACGTATTGCATAAACACATAATCGACACTGGTCGGTTTGAGTTATTGCAAAAACGTATGTCGGCTACTTCATTTAGAGAGGCTTTACAACTGGACGGTTCTGTCCCAGGAGTTAAGTCTACGGAGCTTACTAAGATTAACTATCGCAGTAAGTAAACATTAACCATGAAAGAAGGAAGGTGAACGATGGCTGAATCAAAAGCTGTATCCCTAGTCTCTGCTAACGTGCCTGCGCATGTTAAAGAGTCTGCGGGCCTTGGAAACGAAAATGTTTCCACCCAACACCTACAAACCCCCAGGGTAAAACTACTTCAACAAATGAATAGCGAAGTTGACGAAAGTCACGATGCATACGTTGAAGGAGCTAAGCCTGGTGATTTGTTAAACACGGTGACCAACGAAATCTACGGTACAGAAATATACGTTATTAACGTACATTTCACTGAAGACTTTGTAGTTTGGAGAAAACGTGAAAAAGGTGGTGGCCTTGTAGCTAGTTGTGCGTCAAGAGCTGATGCGGATGAAATGATTGGAAACCAAGATGGTAGCCCCAATGATTACGAAATAATCCAAACTCAGTCTCACTTATTGATTCGCAAAGATGCAACAACAGGAGAAATGGAATCAACACCATTTTTAATGGACTTTGCATCTTCTAAGTTAAGAGTATCTCGTGAATGGAACACGCAGATTGCTCAGCTTGGCGGCGATAGATTTTCTACGTTGTGGAAAGTCTCTTCTGTAAAAACCCAGAATAGAGCTGGACAACCATTTCAAAACCTCAGTGTTATGAAAGAAGGTTGGGTTACAGATGATGACTATGAAATAGCTAAGAAAGTCTACAAGGGTGTATCAGGTAACACAGGAGCCTAAATGACTGTGTGCGTACATGCTGCGACATATACTGTCGCGGCGTGTATGTATTTTTTATGCTATGCTGAGCCTGTGAATGAAACAGGCTTTATTAATAAAGTAAACAAAGCGCTCTCTACTAATATTTATAAGTGGAAGATTAACGACCCTTATCACGGGGGTGTGCCTGACGTTTACTACAGTGGTCCTGCTGGAATGTGCTTTGTAGAATACAAGTACAAACCCAAGCTGCCGGCAAGAGACACGTCTAAAATAAACTTTGGCTTATCTAAACAACAAGAAATTTGGCTTACAGACCGTCGAGATCACCAGGTGTCCGTGTATGTATTAGCAGGTTGCGAAGATAAAGTAGTTCAAGTGAGCTATAACTTTGGCAAAGTAAACGAATATACCAAACAAACATTTTTAGAAGACGCTATGGATTTTAAACAAGCAGTCTTTTTATTAAACGCACGTTTAGGAGGAACCGATGGTTGATATGGTAAACAGTCCACCACATTACAATGATGGCGGAATAGAGTGCATAGAAGCAATAGAAGCGTCTATGTCAGAAGAAGCATTTAGAGGCTATTTAAAAGGAAATATGTTAAAGTATCTTTGGAGATACGAACATAAAGGAGGAAAAGAGGATCTTGATAAAGCAAACTGGTATCTTACAAAGCTTAGAGAGTCCTTCTTGGAAAAATAAATGTACGAATATAATTGCACAGTTGAACGGGTTGTTGACGGCGACACTATTGACGTTGTTCTCGATCTTGGTTTTTCTGTTCTTTATAAGTCTAGGGTGCGTTTATATGCTATTGATACTCCCGAGTCACGTACTCGTGACAAAGACGAAAAAGTTCGTGGAAAAATGGCTGGCAAATTTCTTTCAGATGCTGTTAGCAGTGGTTCTGTCGTTATAAGGACTGAACTCAAAGATTCTAAAGGTAAGTATGGGCGGGTGTTAGGCACAGTAGTGGTTGACGGCGTTGATATTAACCAGGCCATGTGCGACAAGTTCCTAGCTGTTCCTTATTTTGGACAAAACAAAGCTGCAGTAGAAGCTGCACATCTAAGTAATAGAACTAAACTTATTGAATTAGGTCAGTTCGACCCTACGACCGTTTCTTCCTAGCAGTTTTTGTACGTGCAAAAGATCTATTATGACTCTTATGTCGTACTGCAATATTCTTTTTTGCATTATTAAACGGGTTACCATCTTTGTGATGTATGTCTTTATCATCACCTTTTTTAACAGTACCAGCACGTAACGCAGCCCGCCTGGCTTTGTTACGCATAGCCCGTCTCTTTTTTTGAGCTGGACTACCTTGATATTTATCGTACTCGTTACGGTAATTTCTGGCCATTATTGTTTAGCTTTGCCAATGTTTATAGCTAGAATGTCTATAAACTTGTATAGCTTTGCAATCCACACGTCATCTTTTGGAGTTGGTGTAGATGCAGCAACAATGGATGCAACTGTTACAATAATAGTTGCGTAACTTACTATATTCATTATTAGTTCCATAGTAGTGTCCTCCTTACCTACATTATTCCATAAATGTGAACACTCTCAAAGGTTTTGCCTTACCTTTTACAGGCATCGGATCTAGTTCTTGTAAGTAATATCCGCATAAAGACTCAGTTTTTTCACCTATAAGTATGTCTACCCCAGCTTCTTTAGTTGCAGACTCAAGTCTTGCCCCACAATTAACTGCATCTCCTATAGCTGTGTAATCGAACCGTGATTCGCTGCCCATGTTTCCTATTACAGCTTCACCTGTGTTTACCCCAATACCAATTGCAATCGGAAGTAGTCCTTCGGCTTCTAGTTCTGTATTTAAAGCCTCCATGTTTTTAACTATATCTTTTGCACAATCACACGCTGCTCGGGGATGGTTAACTAAATCAAGTGGAGCATTAAAGATAGCCATCATAGCGTCTCCTATGTACTTATCTACCATCCCGTTGTGTTTTTGTACTGCTTTTTGTTGCGCTGTCAGAGCTTTATTCATTACATAAGTCACTTCTTCAGGCTTTAATCGTTCAGACATAGAGGTAAAACCTCTAACATCTGTAAATAAAAACGTAGCTTCTTTCTTTTCGCCGCCTAACTTAAGTATATCTGGATCATCTTGCAGACGTTTTACCTGGCGAGGATCTAAGTAATGTTCAAATTGTTTCTTAATTTGCTGGCGAAGGATTGATTGTTCTCTAAAGTTAAACCAAAACTGCTGACTTAATATAAGTACTAGTGATATACCACTATAAGTAGTGTCTATAAGTAATGAGTTTTTAACTACAAAATACCATTCAAGTGCTCCTGTACTTACAAGAAGTGCTCCAGCTCCTGCTGCCATGTACACTGGCGTACATTTACGCCCAAGCAGGAGACCCAATGTACACAAGATTAAAAATATAAGTAGCTCATACGCAAGTCTGTCTGCTGGTATTTGTGGACTGTTAGGTAGTAATAAACTTTCTGCCAGGGCCGCTTGTATGTGATGAGGGTTAAGTAAACCGTGGGGCGTGGCTAATTGAGGCATAACACCAGCTGCTGTAACTCCAACAAACACAAACTTCCCATCTACCTGGGGGTCTTGTAACGTAGTTTTAGGAGTATTAACCCAAGAGATCCATTTTCTGCCGTACTTGTCAGTAGGTATTACACCTAGCTCAGGTATCCGAACAGCTTGTATACCACTTTCATAAGTTTTTATTTGATACGTACCTTCCCCGGTCAGGGCTTTTAATACTTGTGTAGCAAACGATGCAACCCAACCATCGGGAGTTTGTACAATAAGTGGGACGCGTCTAATTAAGTTATCCACATCCGTTGGTGCAGACACAATACCCTGATAAGCCGAGAGTTCTAGCAGACTTACGTTAGCTAAGTGCCCTGATAAAGTAATCATATCCACAGGGTTATCCCCAAGTATTACAGTACCGTCAGTCGATGGGTATATTCGATTTTCGTATTCAGGTATAGCTAATACATTTGTGCCTTGCTGCAGACTCATTGCGAAGTCAGCGTCTCCACCAAATCTATCTGCTTGTGGAAACATAATTACCCAACCCACGCCTAAAGCTCCACGGTCGATTAGATCAAGCTGTATTTCTGCTAGTCGTTCTCTAGGAAAAGGCCACCCTCCTTCTTTACTAATATCATTCTCAGTGATATCTAGTATTACAAAGTGCCCGCTGGGAGTTTGTTCTTGTACAAGCGCATCAAAGGTTTTAAGCCTAAGTACTTCTAATGCACTCCAATCTAATATAAGTGGCAGTGATAATGCTACAGTAGTAAGCGCTCCTATTAACCACTTGTTCATTGCTGAGTAATGCTAATAGTCTTAGTACAGTTACTAACACAGTTAAAAGTTACAGCGTAGTTTTGGTTCGTAGCTCCTTTTTGTATAACATTTACGTTGTAGTCATCGGTATAAAACTTCATGTTTGCTGTATGAGAGCCGTCGCCCTGCTGTGTCAAGGTTACTTGACCATTGTCAGCATCGTTATACCAAAAAATGTCAGCATCTTTATTGCCTAAACCTTTTTGTATCACTCGAGTAGAGTTGTTGTCAGCTCCATTTGCATTATAAACGTACGCATTATGGTTGCCAGATCCTTCCTGTGTAACCCAAATATCAGAATTGTCAGCAAAACTAAACAGTCTTGCGTACATATCACTACCTGTTTGTTCTATTTTATATTCATTGTTATTACCTGAACCCAGTATAAACGCTTGGTTATCATTACCATTTTGAACAATAGTAGAAGTATTGTCGTCTTGATCCATGTCTATAAGTGCGTAATTATCATTGCCTGTTATATCTATAGACCACGTCTGGTCACTATGATTAGACCAAACAGATTGAGAGTAAGCTGTGTTATTAATACCACTTATAGTTGTACTAATGCTGCCATTACTACAAGTGTGGTTATTAACTAAACTACCATCAAAACTGCCTAGTCCGCAGTAAACACCTGTAGTATTGCTAGAACCAACTTGTTTCACAGTAATGTTAGTGCCTGACCCCTTGTGTTGTACAGTAATAAGATTATCACCTGCGTACACGTACGTATTAAGGAGACTGAAAAATAATAATAGTATTGTCGCCCGTACCATTTACTTCTACCTCCATTAACATTCCACCTGAATTTATACTTACATACGAAGAAGCTTCTCTATCTATACCTATGTCAAAAGTATTTGTCCCTTGATGCACTAAGTACACATGTGCCCCTTCTACAAAAGAGTACGTTTGGTATTCAGGATCGTATCCTGGTGTAATACCTTTAAGTTCTACTCCGTTTAACTGGCCTCCAGAAGTTTCTTTCTTATTAGCACCTGTCTCAATTATAGCAAACAAGTCTATTAAAAAGTCTATACTCAACAGATCTATATCTAGTCGAGTAATTTCTTCTTCTTCTTCTAAAAAATCTTTATCTAAATCAGGAGCATCTTCAAAGAAATCTTTATCTAGTTCAGTTTTAGAACTACCTTCTTGTTCAGCTACAGCTTCTTGTACTTCAGGGGGCTTGTTAACAATTAACATATTGTCTATTAAACCCAAAGTAAGTCCGTCTAAAATTACTCCAGGAGTAGGTCTAGACTCAAAAGTAGATACCATAGTAGCTTGGAAAGGTTGATTTAACACCTCAACACCCGATTGAGTTGTAACTGTAATCTCACCTGATGTAACACCATTCGCATCTGGCAATAAAATTATTAAACTTCTACCCAGCTCATCTACTGTAGTTGTAAAATCTGTTCCTCTAATTGCAATAGTTGCACTAGGGGTTCTTATGGATATGTTTTCTTTGTTTATTCGTCCTAGTGTGCCTGTTATAAACCTAGCAGTGCCTGAAGCCATGTTTAACGCAAGCTTACTTTTAGAAGGGTCAGGATCGTAAATGTAGTTATCAATAACTACTTTAGAGTGTTCGGTTAGTTTTAATACAGAAGAGTCTAAAAATTCTATAGCCATACGGCCATTGCCCGTACGAACGTCGTCATAGGATAAAATACCAAGGTCAATAACTGCGGTTAGCTTGTCCTCATTATCTTTCCGTATAACTTCTCCATTACCACGAAACTCAGATATCTCTCCGATTTCGGATGCCTGGGCTATACTTGTAAATGCTAGAGCTAACAGCCAGAAGCGCATTGGTCAATATCAATAGAACTTCCAGACCCGCCACTAGTTTGTAATAATAAATTTGCTACATTAGTGCTTGTTGTGTCTGTTTGATCTATATCTATATCCATTGAGTCTCCAGTTAAACTAACTGTTATCGCATGGTCTGAGCTACCGCTTTGTGTTGTGTCTATATCATTAGAGTTACCAGATATAGTCCAGTTGTTAATACAACCAATTACTTCACACTTTACGTTTACATTATTAGAAGCTCCAGTAACTGAAAAATCTTGATTACCAGAAGTTGCAGTTGAATCTGCACCTTGAGTAAACACTAGGATGTTTCCGTCACCACCAGAAGAAGTCCAATCAAAGTCTGATTGTGCAACGTCTCCTGTAGCTCCAACTGCAAAAGTAGCATTTGCACTACTTCCTGTATTGCTGTAAGTCCAGCTTGAACTATTACCTTGTAAAATACTAGCTAAGAAAGTATTAGTAGATCCTATTTGATCTATGTCTACCGTCATGCTTGTACCACTTAATGTAGCCCGGTCTGTACTTTGTCCAACTTTGTTTGTTGCACCTATCTGGTCGATAGTTAAAGTAAGTCCTGTACCCGTTTGAGTAATATAAATATCATTATTACCAGCAATTACACCACCCGAAACAACTAATATAAGAGCACTAGTCAGTGTCTTTTTTAACCATTTCATCTTCGTCCTCCACGTTTAGTGTATCATAATTAAAGTCCCATAGTTGTTTTTCCAATCCTTCCACTACTAAGCCATACACTGCGGCTTCTATAGCGGCCCTTACTGCGTAACCTGCGGCTTCATTTTTAGTGTTACCGCTTTCTACTTCTATTAGTTCAGTACCCATTTCATAAAATCTAAATAAGTCTGAACCCACTCCTGTTGATAAAATATTTTTAGTCGTAGTTACATTAAGGAGGACCTCTCCTGTTTGTACTAATATTGCTCGCAAAGATACAGTTACTACGTCTTCTCTGTATTGATTCTTTGCACCTATGCCTAAGTACCTGGCTCCTACACCGCCTGTACGTATATTAGAATCGTACGCTACAATACCTCCTTCCAGGATCATGCCTGCGTACAGCAAAGGCTTCAAAGTATTACCTTCTTCACCATCATAAGTCTTTCTTGTATTTACTATAAGTTGACGTTCACGACTTAAGTTATCTAAGCCTGCTCGCTCTACCACTACAAACCAGCTGCCTCTGCCAGCATCACGTAAGGCTTCAGTTAAAATATCTAAACCACCTTGCGTAACTGCAGTACTAAAACTGGCTACGTTATCTTTTGACTTTCTTTGACCTGTTACATCAGGAAACTCGTACACTGCAACAACAGCTTGAGTATTAGGGGCGGGTAAATTTAAAAGTTGGTGTGCCGAACTAGGAACAATTTTAGGTCCCTCTGGGCATATTAATAAATCAATGCAATTAGTTTGTTCTTGAAATGCTAGGCTAGTACACCCAGACATTATAAATACGCACGCAGCTACAGCTAAGGATCTCATGTATGATTACCCGCTATCGCAATCTGTCCAACAGCCTCCGAAACTTCCTATAGGTATAACAATTTCGGTGGTAGATATAAGTACTCCGTCGAACCATTCTTCTATTGTAAGGGTAATAGTAATACCATCATTAACCCATCTTAATATGTTACCTTCTAGATCTATCTCTCCTGAAATAGGAGTATCTATAGTAGGATTTCCTTCGTAGTTAAATAAAGACTCTGAAATATCTTTAGCTAAAGTAGAATAAATACGTGATTCTAGGTTTCTAATAAATTTAGCAAGAACAGTATTCTCTGCTTCACGTTGTGCGTCTTCTAACTCTTCTTGAATTTTTTCAGCAATCTTTTCTTTACGCGTACGTTCTTGTTCATCAATTGTTAAGTAATGTGCGGACTGATTAATACCACTAAAGCTAGGGTTTGAAAATTTATGAACTAACTCGTCTGCAAGAATATTCTGTATAAATATAGCCCCAAACAAAATAATACCAATAGCCGCTACAACACGGATAATTAAAGTTTTTTCAGCTTCATCCTTTCTACGCTTTAACTCAGCGTTACTAGGCCTTCCGCGTTTCTTTTTAATCTTTTCTTTGGTCATCTCTATCTGCTTTTGCTATTTTGTCTGTGTCTATTAAGTTAGGTACTCCTAAAATTGTTTTAATCATTGTGTCTTGACGTATGATTTCATTGTCAAGACTACGCACTCTGTCTATCAATGCTACAAGTATACCGTGTTGAGAGTCAAGTTTTGTGCCGAGACGCTGTTCCATTTGTTCTATTTGTTCAGCTACTTTATCGTCTACAACGTCTAGTTTTGCCTCCATGCCATCTACAATTTTTATTACTAACTTGTAAATAAACCACCCTAAGCCTCCGGCCGCTGCTATTGGAAAGCCCACTTCATTAATGAGCTTGATAGCTTCTTCCATTGTCTTAGGCGTTTATAGGCTTAGCACGTTTCTTGGCTTGCCTAAGGTTGTCGCCCATAAGCATACGACGTTTTACAAATGCACGTCTGTCCTGGGGAAGTTTGTCAATAGAACGCTGTTGTCTTTTAGACACGCCTTTCTTTTTTAGTTTCATTCCTGGTCGTTTCATAGTTTTATTTTACCTCAGTTACCTACTCAAATCCAAAATCCGTTACAAATACAGCTATCTTAGTTGTGTCGTTGTAAGGCTGTATTTCGGTTAGATTAAGATCGCTGTTAGCCCCAGCTTTCATAAGGTCATACATATCCTTAGTCTGAGTCTCTAAAAATAAACCTATAGCGTCTTGTCCTGCATGTAATACTTTAGAAGTAGGGGTCATACTATTTGCAATACTTGCGTCATAAATCCAACTTTTAGTATCACTTTTATTTTTGGCTTTTAGTACATGCCCTACGCGTGCTCTAGTTTGACCATCAAATTCATTTGTCTTAGTTAAAAATTGTATTTGTATAAGTAAATCGTCGTCATAAAAACCCACAACATACTGATTAGCAGCAGCAATAGCATCAATAAAATCTTTTTTTAAATTAGTTTTTATGTCTGAAGGGTCCCAATCTCTTGCAGATTTGTAATAACTTTCAATAATATTGTCTTCGTCATACAAACGATCAAAGTCTGAATCACTTAAACTACTAAGTATTTGTCTTGTATATGCCATTAACTAGGCTCCTCGGGCCATACCACATTATCTATTGTTAATATTTTAGCATGAGTGGTAGGTAAATCCCGTAACGCTTGTCTATACGTAGCCCATTCTGTTTTTTTAGAACTACTAAGAGGGCTGTCAGCGCCTTGAGTCCAATCACTCTCTAACAATCTTTCTGCTCTTTGAAATTTCATTTCAGCTATAGCTTGTTCTCGACGTTTAGTTATTCCTATTGATACAGCTTTACCCTCAGAAATTTTAAACATAGTACCGTCATAAGATCCTTCTATGTAGCTTTCGTCACTCCCAACAAAATTAGAAAAAGGTTGATTTGGATCATTAGCGCCAAACTCACCGGTTATTTCACCAGTAGCGGTTTTATATTTTGTGTATCTTTTTCCTGCTATTAAATTACTCATGAGCTTTTATTCACCCTCGATACATTTATAAAGCCGCTTACTGTAGGAGTACCGCCACCAGGTGGATTGCCTATACTTCTTCCATAAAAATAAGCAGTAACTCTATAGCTACGACCCGCTGTAAATGTAAGTTGTTCTTGCCTAGTCTTGCCGGCAAAATGCGCCCCAAAACTACCTGTCATTTCCCCAGTGGCCCAAGAAGAAAAGCTAGAAGTAGTATCTGTATTTACAGAAGTACTGCTCGTGCTTTCTGTTACGTTCACCGCAAACCCAGATCTTGCAGCACTACTTGTGCTCCCAGTAGTTTGCATGTGCACAGTTATGACATACGCGCCAGTCTCAAGAATTGTGTTTCCTAGAATATCTAAGCTAATCTGCCCTCCGGCAGCTCCTCCCATATAGTTGTAGGTAGTAGTACCTCCAAAGCCTTTACCGCCACCACTTGTACTTGTATAGTAGTGAAAAGGACTACTAGCTACAAAACTAGACATAGCTCCTGAAGTAAAATTAGTATAAGACTGGTTTATATTATCTACAGAAGCCATTCTACCTAGCTGGTTAGCTCCAATATGATCTACAATCACCCCTCCATTAGATATTGTAAGAATAGCGTTCGACCCTGAACCGCTGGACGTGACTACAGTACCACTACCAAACTGCAGTTTATCGACTGTAATAGTATTGGTACCAATACGAGTCGCTGACAAAGTACCAGAATCTATAGAGTCTGCATTTATATTTACCGCGTTTACAAGATTTGCACTAAGAGATCCAATTTGTGCTGCAGTAATAGAAGCAGCTTTTATGTAAGCTTGGTTAATGTACACGCCCGCCGGGTTACCAGCACCATCTGTACTCGTAAGTACAGTAAACGGGACTATGTTAGTTCCCCCAGCGTTTGGGTCACGTATCGTTACCTGGCCTGCTTCAAATATTATGTTTGATGTAGAAGTATTATTATTTAACGTGCCATCACTTGCTGCCATTAAGTACATACCAGCTACTGCGCCGTTAGCATTAACCGCTACGCCATAACCTGCTTCTGCACTAGTACCATTAGCCACTGCGTTTTGAACTGTAGTCACACTAGCTTGTGTTAAAACATCTCTAACTACTTGCCAGTTAGATCCATCCCAACGATATTGTTTATTACCGTCGTCTGTATCAAACCAAAGATCACCTGTGTTATTTGCGGTAGGTTGACTTGTTTGAGTAAACACAGTTGTTTTACCATCATTAGCTGTGTCTCTAACAGCTACCCAGTTAGAGTTAGTAGCAGCACTAGCTCTATAAAGTTTATTATTATCATCAGAATCTATCCATAAATCACCTACAGCAGTAGCTGTCGGAGCTGATGTCTGTACAAAAGTACGAGTTTTAGTACCAACAGTAGAAGATAAAGTACTAATAGATTGGGCATTAGCAGTATCTGCATCTGCTCTAGTAGTAGCTTCCGTAGCTATAGCAGCTTGGCTAGTTACATCACGTACTTCTACCCAGTTGCCTGTACCAGCTCCCGTAGCTCGATACTGTTTATTGCCATCGTCGGTATCAAACCAAAGATCTCCAGCACCTATTGCACTAGGCGCACTGGCTTGAGTAAAAATTCGTGGATAGCCATCGTTAGCTGTGTCTCTAACTGCTACCCAGTTACTCGATCCCACTGCACTTGCACGATACATTTTATTGTTGTCATCTGAATCAATCCAAATATCTCCAATAGCTGTAGCAGTAGGCGCACTAGTTTGAACAAAAGTTTTTGCTTTAGTGTCTACAGTAGCAGTTAGATTAGTAATTTCACTAGCACGTGCGGTGTTAGCACTAGTTAAAGTAACTACATCACTTTGTGCTGATGCCATAGCAGCACTTAAAGTACTACCAGTAAAACTAGTAGTCCCAAACAAACTGACTAACGTAGCATCTCTAGCTGCAACCCAAGCGTTATTAGCTGCATTACGATACGATATATTCCCGTCGTCTGTGTCATACCAAATATCATTTATAGTTAAAGCACTGCTACCGTCACTTCTAGTAGTCGGAGCGCCAGAAGACCTAATGACTTCTCCAGCGCCTTGGGTTACTAAACTAGTTATTGCAGAGTACCCAGGTAGATCAGCCAAAGTCTCACTTAAATTTGTCATAACTGCGCCTATATCAATAGACGTAGTACCGCTCCTAGAAGCACTATATTGCCCTTTAATCTCTGATGTACTTACATGGCGTACCCAATAATGATAAGTTTTGTTGTATCCAACTTCTTCTGACCACACAAAAGCAGAAGTAGTGTCTACTTTTATGGCATTTCCTATACTTGAATCAGCGCTTCGCCATACTTCTGTGTAAGCAAAGTTACCCATTTGAGGGTTATCCCAAGCTAATACAAAAGATGTATACGTAGCAGTAGCAGTAAACCCCGTAGGCGTAGGAGGAATAGTGTAGTCAGTTACTGTCGTGCCTTCAAAGTCTGTTGGACCTACTCCTGTATTTGGATCAAAAGGATTATCGGTAAGCGCTTGAGCCATACCACTATCAATCAACTCTCTCAGAGTAATAGCTCTATCTCGAGGGTCGCCTCTACGACCAAGCCGTACCTCAACTGCTTCTTTTATAGATTCAGCAAATAGTTTTAATTCAGGGTCGGCTTTTGAAGGAACCTTATAAACGGAAGGGACTTTAGTACCTTTAGT